AAGCTTGTATTAGCAAGTACACCTCCGCAAGAAGCGGAACACGATTTTATTAATTTTATTGAAGAAGCTGAGCACCGAGGTTCTCTTGTTAAGAAAACCGTTTATGATAATCCTCGAATTAGTAAAGAACAACTTGAAGAACTAATCGAAGAGCTTGGCGGATTACAAACAGACGCAGCTAGACGCGAGCTGCTATGTGAAATTGTTAAAGACGGTAATACTTCTGTCATTCCAGAAGCAACAGATGAGCTTTATGCTGAGATCGTTAAAGAATGGCCTAAACCGCCGTTTTTTGATGCGTATGAAGCGATGGATCTTGGATTTAATGACCTTACAGTCATCATATTTGGATACTATGACTTTAGAGCGGCCAAGATTATCATTGAAGATGAGTATGTCATTAATGGGCAAGAGCTTCATCTTCCACGACTTGTTGATACAATCAGAAAAAAAGAATCTGAACTTTGGCTTAATGTATTAACAAACGAAGTGAAGGTGCCAACTAAACGCGTTAGTGATATTGATTATATTGTATTGAATGAAATTCGTCGCATTAGTAATAATGAAATTAAATTTGAAGCAACAAAAAAGGATAATAACGAGGCCGCAATTAATACACTACGTGTCCTTTTAGCAAAAAAACAAATTATTATTCATCCTCGATGTAAGACTTTACTTAGGCACTTAAAAAATGTAAAATGGAAAAGTGCAAACAATAAAGAACGTTTCGCTCGTTCTCCAGATGACGGACATTACGATGCGGTGGATGCACTAAAATATTTTGTGCGATCAATTAACTACAACAAAAATCCATATCCATCGCATTATAACAAGGATTTGTATCAATATTACGCTCCAGAAGTAAGAAACGCACATGGATTTAACCCGCCGCAAACGCCAAAAGAAGATAAGACCAATATCTATAAGGCAATTTTTGGAATAAGGAAGAAATAAAATGGACGGTCAAAGCAAATATCAATCAGCCGAAGAAGTTTATTTTGCAGCGAAACCCGCTGAAGACGTTGCTTCTAATCTTCTTGATAAGTCTGCATCGTTTTTTAATCTTCTTCGTGCAAATGCCTATCTTGAAAAGCTACAGCGCATGTGGCGTGCATATCACGGCGCATATGACAATGACCTTGGTTTTGGTCATCGCATCAACTTCACGGGCGAACAAGGTGAATTTACACAGCTTGCTGTAAATCATTTTAGAAACATTGCGCAGCATATTTACGTGATGATTACTTCCAATCGTCCTATTATGGAAGCGCGAGCGATTAATACAGACTACAAGTCACTTGCGCAAACTCACGTTGCAAACGGTGTTCTTGATTATTACATGCGCGAAAAGCGCCTTGAAGATTATCTAAAGTATGCAACTGAAATGGCAATTGTTCTTGGTTCTGGTTTTATTAAGCTAGAATGGAATGCCACTTCGGGAGATGCATATGATGTTGATCCTGACACTGGAGAATTTAATTACGAAGGCGAGATTGAATTTTCAAATCTTTCGCCGTTTGACGTTGTTGTTGATGGCACTAAGGAAACTTGGGACAACGACTGGATTATGTGCCGTACCTTTAAAAATCGGTACGATCTTATGGCAAAGTATCCAGAACTTGCTGACAAAATTCGTTCTATTCCACCAAAGAATCAAAGCTCGGTTTATCGCCTAGCAGTATTTTCTAACGACGATACTGATGATATTCCTGTTTTTGAATTTTACCATCGTCGTACTGAGTCAATGCCAAACGGTCGTTATCTTCTTTTCGTAGATCACGATGCCGTTCTTCTTGACGCACCAATGCCTTATCGTGTCATTCCAGTCTTCCGTATTGCGCCTTCAAGCATCATGGGAACTCCTTATGGCTATACCCCTATGTTTGATATTTTCCCCATTCAGGAAGGCATTAACGCGCTTTATAGCACGATTATGACGAACCAGAACGCTTTCGGCGTTCAAAATCTATGGGTTCCTCGTGACGCAGACGTTTCCTTTGCTTCACTTCAAGCAGGAATGAATATCATTGAAGGAAACAGTAAGCCTGAACCGATTAATTTTACTCAAACTCCTGCCGAAGTGTTCAAGTTTCTTGATACCCTAATTCAAGCTGCTGAAACTATTTCAGGGGTTAATAGCGTTGCTCGTGGAAATCCAGAAGCATCGCTCAAGTCTGGAGCAGCTCTCGCTCTAGTTCAGAGTATGTCACTTCAGTTCATGTCGGGTCTTCAGCAGTCTTATGTTAAACTCATTGAAGACGTTGGCACTGCTCTTATTAATATTCTAAAAGACTTTTCAAAGACACCAAAGGTCATTGCGCTTGTTGGAAAGCATAACCGTACTGAGCTAAAAGAATTTACTGGCGAACAAATCAATTCAATTAATCGAGTGGTTGTTGACGTTGGTAATCCTCTTTCTCGCACTATTGCAGGGCGCGTTCAAATGGCAGAACAAATGCTTCAAATGAATGTTATTAAAACACCACAACAGTATTTTCAAGTGATGAATACGGGTCGTCTTGATTCAATGTTTGAAGGCGAGCTAAGCGAGCTGATGCTTGTAAAATCAGAAAATGAGCGCATGATGGAAGGAAACGATGTTCAAGCAACTGCGCTTGATGCACACCGACTTCACATCATGGAACACAAATCAGTGTTGGCTGATCCTGATCTTAGAAAAGATCAAGCTCTAACTGAGAAAGTTTTTAATCATATTCTTCAGCATATTGATCTTCTTCGCCAAACCGATCCAGATCTTCTCGCTCTTATTGGCGAACAGCCGCTTCCGCCTGTTCAACAGCCGCTTGCTCCAAGCGCTACGGGCGAAAGTATTCCAATTCAGGGTCAACAGGGGCAACAAGATCAAAATATTCCAAATAGAATCTTGGAAAGAAGCCCAATGTCTGATATGATGGGAGAACAGGGATTACCTCCGCAAATAAGCGGGCCGGGCGTAGAAAATGCCAATCTTCCAAATATGCCACGACCACCGGCACCTTTTCAAAATGCGCCAGTTAGTCCGCAAGAGCTAACTCCGCAATAATATTGTGGAATAAAAATAATACACTTTTTAACTTTTAAATTAACAACTTTAGGTGTAGGAAAATGCCTATTCGCAACTACAGTTCGTTGGATCAAAACCAAATCATGCAGAGGGCTTTCGATGAAAGCAACGATGCACTCAGGGTCCAAACCGAAGCAGTTGTCGTCGCTAAAGCGATGGAAGTGGTTATTTCCGACAGAGACGATTCGATTAGACTAGGGGATGGGACAAACTTAACTCAAGTGAATCCGGATGGTTCACTTAGAGTAAGCGCTGGTTTAGTAAAACAGGCGTTTGACTACTTTAGTGGTAGTCACACTGATACTACTAGCACTTATGTCTACAAAAGAGGGGGATCAAGTGGTGTTACTGTTGCGACAGTAAATATTGTCTATACTAACACCGATAAAGATGAGATACTAAGCTTAACGGTAATTTAAGAAAATGTTGAACGTACAATTTGATCCAATTACTACTGAAATGGTAATTGGCAAAAGGAAAAAAACGACAGCTATTGGTGGCGGAAGTTCCGCAACCTTAAGCGCGTTGCTTGTTCCAGTATCATTAGAGCTATTGGTAAATAGCCTAACTGTTCTTGACAACATTCAAATTACAGACACCGGAAGCTTCACGATTAACACCAGTTCTTCAGTAGAGGTACGGTAATGTCTCAACTTATTTTAAATAAAAGGACAACCCCCTCTACTCCTGATTTAAACAAAATTACCGTTTATGTTAAACAAGATGGTAATCTTTACATTAAAAGGGATGACGGTGTTGAAGAGAGGGTAACCGGACGGGCTTCGATGAAAATTGAAGCACGAGTTATTTCTTCTCAAGAAGCATTTAATAAGCAATTGGTTTTACAAGGTATTCCATTAGAACCAAATAATATCTCATTGATCATAGGCCACGGGGGTGGACCTCAAATAAAAGGTTTAGGTTTTGATATTTCTGATTTAGATTCAACCGTTTTATATTGGAACGGAAAAGAGCTAGATGGATTTATTGAAGAGGGGGATGTTTTCATTCTCCATTATTTAACGATCGTTTAATATTAACAATAACAACAATAACTTAGAAAGGTACTTTAATGAGTATTTTTATTAAAAAGAAATTTATAGGGGACGGCGAAGTTGACGGTGCGAAGATTCTCGTACTGAACAACCAAGCTGTCCGTGCAAAAGCTGCGGGCGGTTCCTCAGTTGAGCTTTTCAAGCTTGACTCTGCGGATAAGCTCCAGTTCCTTGTCGGTCCAAAATCATCAGCTGCTCCAGCTGAAGGTTCTGATCTTACCAACAAAGATTATGTTGACAGTAAGGCAGTTGCTGAAGCTGCTGCTCGCGCTGCCGCTGACGCTGCTGAACAAGCTGCTCGTGAAGCTGCTATTTCAACTGAACAAGCCGCTCGTGAAGCTGCCGACGCTGCTGAAGTTGCTGCTCGTGAAGCTGCTGACGCTGCTGAAGCATCTGCACGTCAGGCTGCTGACGCTGCTGAAGCTGCTGCACGCGCTGCCGCTGACTCTGCTCTTGATGCTCGCGTTCAAGCTCTAGAAGCTGATCCGACCACCAAGACTTACGTCGATGGTCAGATTGCTGCTGAATCTGCTGCTCGCATTTCGCAAGACGCAGTTCTTCAGGCCGCTATTGATTCGCTACACATGACCCTTGCTGCATTCGTTCCAGCTGCTCCAGAGGTTTTCAACCTCTCGGCTGGCGATGTCGCAAATGGTTATGTTGAGCTTTCGGTTAGCGCAATCGTTGCAAATTCAATGGTTGCACACGTTAACCGTCTGAACGTTTTCCCAAGCGAACTCGTTCAAAGCTCCGGAACTGGCGGCAAAGTAAGACTCACCTTCGCTGGTGCTCTTGCTGCTGACGGCGAAGAAGCTCTAGCTGCAGGCGACACTCTTGTCGTTCGTTACTGGGTTGAATAATCCGGCTAATTAGCTAAAATGTAAGGGGTGCGTCTGTTTATATAACAGATGCACCCCTTCTTTCAAAAAGGTTTTTATATGCCATTAATTTCTATGCCAGCTTCTCTATCTAAAGGAAGTTCGCACACAATCACTCTTGATAAAGACGCATTATTTGCGCTTCCTGTCGTTTCGGCAGATTCATATTTTTCAATTCAATCAAATGCAAGTCGCTGTATTGTTGAGTATAACTCCAATCCGGGTGATCAAAAGCATTATCTAATTTTTGATCTTTCACAAGCTTCACCAAGCGCAATTTTTACAACAAGCGAACACGCTCGTGGTTCTTTTTTGCTCGAACGAATCGTTATTGAAGACTTCGATGAAGGAACTCTTGTTATTGAACGTCCTAATCTTCCGGTTGGATACGACGTTACTCTTATTTAATAGGGACTGATTATGATTACAGTACCTAATACATTACAAAAAGATCAACCGCTTACTTTTTCATTAGATAAACAAGCTCTTTTTTCTGCAGTTTCAGACGATTATTTTTCGATTGAAGCTAATGTTCAAAAGGTTGTCTTTGTTTATAAAAGCGAAGACGGTCATCAAAGAAAACGCATTGAATTTTTAATTTCAGATGCTTCTCCATCTGATACTGTAACTTTTTCTTCTAAAGCAAAAGATATTTTTGATCTTGAAGAAATTGTTTTAATCGATTATGATAATGGAACATTTGTTCTTCATCCGAGCACTGTTTCGTCTTCTGAACGCGTTCTTAATTTTAATAACCAACCAGCTCCTTCAACTGTTTATTTTGCATTTGATGGAACTTCTGATAGTAGCCTTGGTGGATTCGGTAGCGTTAACGATCCTTCAATCGGCGGCGAATTTTATCCATTTTAATAAAGGATTATAATATATGTCTAAACCAACTAATAAACCCGGATGGAATCCAAGCGATTCATCTAAAGTTGTAGAACCAAATTCAACTAAAAAAGCTCAGGGATGGGCAGCGGGCGAAAAACCGGCGGCCGAACATTTTAACTGGCTGATGAAAACTATTTCTCAGTGGATTGATCATATTGATGCAGAAGGTGTTCAGGGTCCAAAAGGCGATACTGGAGCACAAGGTCCACAAGGAATTCAAGGACCGCAGGGTCTACAAGGACCGGCAGGTATTGATGGTGCTCAAGGTGCTAAAGGCGACACTGGGGCTAAAGGCGAAACCGGTCCACAGGGACTTCAGGGTGCCAAAGGCGAGACAGGTGCTCAAGGTATTCAAGGTCTTAAGGGTGACAAGGGAGAAACTGGTGCACAAGGTGCTCAAGGAGATAAAGGTGACACTGGTCCGCAGGGACTTCAGGGTGCTAAAGGCGATACTGGTGCTCAGGGTATTCAAGGAGATAAAGGCGACACAGGGCCTCAAGGTCTTCAAGGATTAAAAGGGGATACTGGTGCTCAAGGTATTCAAGGAATTCAAGGTGTCAAAGGTGACACAGGACCGCAAGGATTACAAGGACCAAAAGGCGACACAGGAGCCCAAGGACCACAGGGCGTTGCTGGTTCAATTAGTGCTTCAGATTTAGCACGCATTTCCGCTCTTGAAGCGGTTTCTGGCGTTGTCGCCGCAAGTCCTGTAACTGTTACTTTCCCATATAATGGCGGCGCTGCTCCGGGTGAATATACAATTGGAAACAGCGGAAGTGCTATTTCTGTTAATTGGAGCAACGGTGCTTCTCAGTTTGTAACACTCACCGCAGACGCAACTCTTGCGTTTAGCAACGGTGTTGCTGGAAATACATACTATCTTCGCGTTCAGCAGGGTGGATATGGATTAAAGCGAATGATCGGTTGGCCAACAAATATTATTTGGAATAGCGGATCTGTTCCGACTATTTCAACTGCCGCTTGGACCGTTGACGTTCTTGGTTTTTATTTTGATGGCACTAATTATTACGGTTATGTGTCTCAAGGTTGGTTTACTGCTCCTAGTGTTATTGACACTAAAAATGGGTATATTTCGGCTGGAGTTAACAGCGCTGCATATGTTAGAACCGTTGAAAAAATTAATTTTAATTCAGATGGAACATTATCAACCGTTCAAACCTCGTTTGGTTATATACCGAGTTCTACTGGCGGATTAATTGATCCAACAGTTACTTCGTCTGATAAACTTGGACAAGGCACTCAATCCTCAACGTATGGCTACCACACTTTTTTACAGTATACAAGTTTACCTACCGTAAATGGTCAGTCAACCGCTGCCATGAATAAACTTCAATTTTCAACCGACACAAGCGCAATTATTGCAGCAAGACCAAGCAATACTAGCTTTTTTTCTACATCAGGTAGAAGAGGATTAATTCAATCAAGCCTTGCTGCGTATATACGAAATATTACTACAACATATGGAAAATTTCTTTTCTCTACAGACACAGCGTCGACTATAACAGTTTTAACAGCAACAGCCGGTACTCCTTATAGTAGTGAAATTGGTTATTCTGGGCAAACATCCGGCGTTATTTGGCAAGGAAACGGTAGTCAATCTGTTTTGGGCGTTAAAACCACTTTTTCAACAGACACTTCTAATGTTTTTACTGTGTACTATCCTTTAAATTATAACTATTCTGGAGGGTGGAGTGAGCCGGTAGATGGCGATTACAATTCTTATACAATTGCACAAACCGCAACCACGCCTGCATCTACTTTATATAAAACAGATAAAAGTATAGACGCGTGGACAACAATAGGTTCTTTTTCTGTAACAGGAGCAGGTTGTTCGGCGGTTCAAGGGAATACTGCTGGTTATTTTTGCGGAGGACAAAACTCAACGGGAGTACCAAACACAGCAAATTCTAGTTTATCTACCATTAGAAAGATTGTTTATAGTCCGGAAACATTTTCTACACATTCTGCTTCTTTAAGTAACGCCCGAGTTTCTTCATCTGGCTTTGAAGGCTAAGAGGTTTATATGTCTAAACCAACTAATA